CGAGAGCGATGGTGACTCCGGGCAGGGTCGAGGACGCGATGGAGTTGACCACGCCGGGGTTCACGTTGCCCAGCGTTCCCCCGCCCACGCGGTACGTCGCGTAGATGGTGAGCTGGTTGGAAGGGATAGCGCCATTGAGGTTGTCGCCGAATCGGATCCACGTGGCGCCGGACTCGTCCAGGAACGTCGAGAACACCTTGTCGGTGGGGTCGGCATCCACGATGTGATCGATGAGCGTCCACTCGGTGAGGCCGCTGACGTCGTCCACGAAGACGTGGACCGTGCCGCTGATGACGGGAGTGTCCGGCAGGCGGAATTCCTGCACCGGCAGGCCCGTGGATGTTCCGACGTTGACCTGGGTGCGGGTGACGCCCTGGGTGACCGTGACGGACGCCGTACCGCCGTTCTGCGGCACGGTGATGTCCGAGTCGGTCTCGTACGTGACGGGGCTGTCGATAGCTTCGATGAAGTCGGTGACGACCTGCGTGCCCGCGGGAACAGTGACGGCCGGACCGGGGTTGGCGGTCTGGAAGGTCACGCTTCCGGTGGCCGGGACGCCGTTGGAAGGGATGTAGCCAAGCAGCTCGGCTATCTGGAGCAGTGACAGCCGCTGGGTGGCGGTCGGCAGGTAGGATTCCTGCTGAAGCCGGTCGCCGTAGTAGGACAGTGAGTCGCCGAGGTAGGCGAACAGCTCGACCATGAGCACGCCGAAGTCGCCCTCGCTGCTGGGCTTCCACTGAGGGAAAGCGCGAGAGGCGAAGTCGAGCAGGGAGGCCTTGAACCCCTCATAATCTCGGCTGGTGTAGTCGATAGCCGGAACTTCGCTAACCACTGATGACCTCGCTTACGGTGCCGCCCACGCTGACGACAGCAGTGTTCGTCTGCGAGGCGATGCTGGATGGGGACGACCCGGCATCCCGGCGGACGTAGTCGACCTCGACGCGTGCCAGAGAGGGCTGAGAAGCGTCGGGAATAGGAATGGCACGCCGGAGGACTACGCCTGGCTCGTAGGCGGTGAGCGCGGTCGTGACGGCACGCGTGATCTCTTGCGCGACGAATCCCGCATTGGGGTCGAACAGCAGATCAGCCACCGGCACGCCGTAATCCGGGAGCATGACCCTCTCCCCCGGCTGCGTGCCGACGAGCGCGCGGACATGCTGGGCGATCTGCCTGTCCGGATTCGTCTCGACAGCGATAGTCCCGTCGGACGCGAGGCGGAATGGAAATGCAATCTCGGTAGGCATGCTTGCATTCTCCCAGGATTACCTACCGAGATTGCATTTCCATTTCTACGGTCAGATGTCAGGTGCCTCGTATTCTATGACGCCGCGGATCGCGTGAGTGCTCGCCCATGTCCACGGGGAGACGGAATCGATCAGACCTGTGGACGTGATTGCGTTGCCGTCCACACGTCCGCTGGAGATCTCAAGGCCGAAACCGGCGGTGCTGGTCAGTCGTGCGCGGGCGACGCATCGGGCGCCTGCGGACTGGTGCAGCTCGAACCATCCGACGGTCTGAGCGGTGCGCGCCGCGGGGGTGGGCAGACCGAACCGCCAGTTGACGGCGGATGCGCCGTAGGTGGTGGTGGTGCCGAACGTGATGTCGTACTCGGCCCGCACCCATGTGCCGCGACGGGACCAACGGCAGTCCACTACCGCATTTCCGAACGACGGGTTGGGCGAGCCGGATTCGACAATCCAGGTGGGCGTGAACGACTGCCACGTGCCCTTGGGGTAGTCAGCCGAGGAGAACGAGCCGAGGGCAGTCAGGTCCTGGACGTAGGTGTCCGGGAGCCAGGCTTCCGCCGTCGTGACGTCGAGCCGTGACTGTCCGAACTCGGGGTCATACCAGAGCTTGATCTGTGATGGGGTGCCCGTAGTCGGTGCGGCAATGACGACGGCGGGCGGTGAGCCGTCGGCCGCTCCGAGCACCCACAGTGCGCCGGGGGTGTCGGTGGCTACCTCTGTGTAGAAATTCAGCTTGCCGATGGTCTGGCCACCATCGCCAATGCCGGTGGTCATGACGATGCGGTTACCGGTGGCGGCCGTCTGCACCGTGCTACCGGTCACCGTTGACGAACCGGTGATGGTTACACCGCTGATCGTCTTACCGTTGATGGCGTTCGCGTCGAGCTGATTGCCGGTCAGCTTCCCAACGGTGATCTTGGCTGCGTCCAGGCTCTGGATAACTCCGTCCTGTGCCGTGATGTGTCCCGTGGTGAGCAGGTTGGCCACGACCGAGTTGACCGCCAGGTCGCCCACACCAGCCTGCTTCGGAGTGTCGGTCTCGAACGCCGACGGGGCAGAGGCGATACCGACCTTCGAGAAGGCAACCAGTCGGTAGTAGTAGGCGTTGCCGTAGTTCTGCACCGAGTCGTAGAGGAAGTCCGCGCCGGGCAGGGTGCCGATCGCAATCGCGTTGGAGAACGACGGGTCTGTGTCTCGTTGCACCTGTACGTGGGAGAAGACCGCGGGCATGGCGAAGCCGTTGACGTCCTTGCCGTCCCACATGATTCTCAGGCCACCGAGCACGCCGACGACCCCCGGCGCGGAGGGCACCGGAGGCGGGGTCGAGGACGACGCGGAGGTGATGTGGTTGGACGCCCACAGCGAGACGTTGTTGGAGGTGTCGACTGCCTGCACGCGGACCGTGACGTCCACGCCGGTATGAAGTCCGTCGATGACGACCAGGGTGTCCTGGGTGACCGTTCCTCCCAGCCATGTGGTTCCGTCGTAGGAGTACTGGAGGACGTAGTGCGCGAGGTCGGTGAGGTTGGTGCCGTCCTGGTTCTCCGTCGGCGGGGTCCAGGTCGCTGTCACGCGGGCCAGAGTGATGCCCTCGTTCGTCACGAACTGCGCCGTGGTCAGGTTCAACGCCGTCGGCTGCTTCGGCGGCAGTACGTCGGTGTCACCTCCGCTGGGGAGGCCGTCGACCTGGTCCTGGACCTGCTTGATCCCGAGCGGGCTGTAGACAGGCTTGGTGATGTCCCCGCCACTGAACTGCACCCACACCGTCTGGCCGACCGGGGGAATCGTGTTAGTGGGGGAAGCAGGAACGGCCCAGGCGCTTTCCGCATCCCCGAGAATCTGCGGAATGAGCAGAGTTACACGGACCTCATTGAGAGGGTCCTGGTTGTTGGCGACGCTCGCCTGATACATACCCAGTACCGGCTCAGTCGACATTGATGTCCTCCAGAAGACTCGATTCCCAGAACTGCCTGTTTCTCAGCACAGCCGGAACGCTGTCAAACTTGAAACGTTTATTCGCGTCACTACGGAATGTTACCGTGAACGGCTGGTCCCTTTCTGCATCCACGGTGGTCGTGAACATCAGTCCGTTGTTGGACTGGTCCCGATTGATGACGTGCTTTGTCGCCGTCACCAGCCATCGCCCCGTACGGTCGGAGGGAATGGACTTCCCGCCTATTCCTACGAGCGTTCCGGGGGATACCTTTGCCATTCCATATACCTGCGCCTGAATGGTGATCCAGCCACGGGAGGCGAGCGTGCGCGCTTCCATGAGTGCCTGGGCGTCGGCGTAGTTGTCGACAGCTCGGGACGTCGTGATGTTGTTGAGGAACGGGGACGTTCCGGCATTCGCCGATGAGGACGCCACAATCAGCTTTCCGGTCTTCGCGTCCAGTCCGGAAATGAGGCTGGTCCCCGTGGTTCCTCCATTCCTGGGGACCATTGTTCCTGCGAGGATCGAGAGGTCCCGCAGTGTGTCCTGTATTCCAGGGGCCTGGTCCTTGTTAAACACCGGGATGTCCTGCGTGCGCTGACCGACCAGCAGAATGCGCGGATCCAGGAAGTACAGGGTGGCGGCCTCTACCCAGAAGCGGAATCCGGTCTCGTCGGCCAGGTTGTTCAACAGCTTGAAATCGCTGATGCCGGACTGAGCCCAGTACGTTAGACGCCGAGCGGACGGCGAGATGACCGTGCGCAGGCCGTTCTCCCGGCCCACCTGGCGCACGATCGACGTCGGCGATACGTTCTTCCAGCTCCGCGTGCGCTGGGTGTTGAGCGGCAGCGTGGTCCCGATGCACACGTACCTGTGCGTGACCGCGCGGTTGGAGTTGGAGGCCAGCACGCTGGAGTGGTGCACGTACCCGTACCAGCGGACCACGTCGACCGGTGCGCGGCCGTAGTCGAGGACGACCGGAGTCAACTCGCTGTAGGCCACCTTGCTCTGCGGCGGGGCGGAGACGTCGATGATGGCCATGGAGTGCACGCCGAATCCCTCGCGCACCTCCACACGGGAGATGTACGAGGAGATCTGGTCGCGGCCCATGGTCAGGCGGGTAACTGGGGCCCTCTCAGACACTGGGGATCCTGATGATCTGGCCCGGGGTGAGGGTTCCCCAGAAAAGCACTTCCGGGTTGGCGTCAGCTATGTGCCACCACATCCGGGCGTCGCCGTAGTACTGGAAGGCGAGCAGGTCCATGCGGTCGGACGCGGTCACCTGGTGGTACGTGAACTGGAACGCCCACTCGGTCTGCTGGCCGGGCACGACGGTCAGGTTGGTGCCCCGGCCGGAGGAGACCAGGGTGAGAGTGGAGTCCTTGTACCGCGATGAAGAGGAGATCACCGTCCGCCCTTTCCGTTGTTCGTGGGGTTGAGGATCGAGTCGGAACCGATCTGGACCTCGCCAGGCATCAGTACAGGACTTGGGCGGGGAGAGGACTTCGTGGCGGTGTTCCTCGGGAGCAACTGCATAGTGATGCCGACCTGGCAGCGCATGGGGACCATCTGGGAGGTCCAGTGGGTGTACTGGACGTCCAGTGTCTGAATGACTCCGTAGTAGTCCATCCGGTACCCGAGCACGGCGTACACGGGGACGTAGAGCATGGGGCCCACCGGTCCGGACTGGAAATGGCCTTTGGTGAACGACTCTGACGAGTCGCCCGTCTTGTCCGACCCGGATCCGGTAACCGTCAGAGGGGACGAGATTCCCGTGATGTTGCGGAGTGCCTGCACATCCCAGTCCACCCCATAGAACGGCACATTGTCCTTGGCGTCTCCGCTGAGTTTCGACGGGTCCCACATTTCGTAGGTGCGGTCGAAGAGCAGATTGAATTGCAGCGTCTGCTGCAAGGGCAGCAGAAAGTCGCTGACGTCGTACGGGTTGTGCGCGTTCTCGTCGGCGACCACATTCGGGTTAACCGAATGCGAGACACTGACGACGCTCGGGTTGTACAGGAAATTGCACCGGTAGCGGATTCCGTTTACCGGCTTCTCCTGGATAATCCAGCCCCGGGTCAGATCCGAGTTGTAATCGCCGGAGTAGACGACCGTGGGGATGGAGGTGATCCGGGGGTCGAAAGGTCCGTTGTCTACGATCTTGGTGGCCATTAGTTGCCTGCCGCTATGAGATTGATCCGGTGGTCTTCGGCTACAGCGTCCATGAACTGCTGGGCAGCATCGCGAGCCGACTGCCGGTCCATTGCACCCTGCACCTGAATCACGATGGAGCCGGTGTTGAATTGCAGGGTGGCCTTGCCGCCCGAAGTATGAAGCCCGATCCCACCCGCCATCGGCGTATTTCCGGCCAGCGCCTTTCGCACCGCCTCGGCCTGATAGGCGGGGAGAATCATCTCTCCCTTGTGCACCCGGGCCGTCTGGTCGACGTCGATGTTTGTCGAGCCGACTGCGTATCCCTTGTACGCACCACCGTTGGCTGTGGACTTGATGCCTGGCACGTTCGACAGCGAGTGGTAGCGGGACTCGGCGTAGCGGACGCCCGCGATGATGTTGTCTACTGGGTTCCAGATGTCCTTGTGGCCCTTGATCGAGTACGCGTTGAACGTGGAGTCGATCGTCTGCATGATGCCCTTGGACGGGTGGCCCGCCCGCGCGTTGGAGTCGGTCCGGTTGATCGCGTGCGGGTTGCCGGACGACTCGTGCTGGATCATCGTGTTGACGATGGACTCGTTCTGCTTGGTGTCCTGGTGCAGGATCCCCAGCGCGGTCTTGATCCACGACTTGACGTTGCCGGTCGGCATGTTGGACGGGATCGATCCGTTGTCGCCGTCGCTCTTGGCGGAGGACTGGTTGGCGCCCATACCCGAGCCGACGTTGGCCGAGCCGATCGTGGAGATACCGGCCGCGATGGCGTCGACCTCCTCCACCGAGCCGTAGCTGCCGACATCCCCGCCGAAGCCCATGGTGGACAGGCGGTTGTCGCTCGAACCGGCGGTGTCGGAGCCACTGTTGGTGATGTCGCCCATGTTGCCGACCGAGCCGAGGATCCTCACCGCGTTCGTGAACTCGCCCGGCCGGTAGGAACGGACGCGGACGACCGAGCCAGTGTGGGGCGCCTCGATGACCTTCCCGTTGCCGATGCACATCACGACGTGGTGCGCAGGGTTGCCGACGAACAGCAGGTCTCCCGCGCGCTCGGTGCCCAGCTTGACCGGCTTACCCGCCTTCTGCTGCTGCGAGGCGACACGGGGCAGGCTCACGCCGATCTGCCGGAACGAGTACTGCAACAGGCCGGAGCAGTCGAAGCCCTTCGGCGTGTTACCGCCCCACACGTACTTCACGCCCAGGTACTTCATGGCGACCGCGATGACAGCAGCGGCCGTCTTTCCCGCGCCCTGCGTACCGGTGGCTGCCGACTTGGAGTTGCCTGTGCCTGCCGCGGCACTGCTGCCGCCAGCACCACCGCTGACGCCGTCGACCCGGGTGAGCCGACTGTGCTGGACCGTCGACAGGTGACCCCGGGGCTTCATGTAGCTGCCCACCGCGCCCACGACACCGCCTACGACGGCACCGACTCCGGTACCGACGACGGGGATCACAGAGCCGACCGCGGCGCCGTACGCGGCCCCTGAGAGGGTGTCCACGCCGATGTCCGCCCACTTCTGGCCAGTGGGGTTGCCGATGTGGGAGGTGGCGCTGTGGCCGACGCTGTCGGCGCCGTAGCCGAGCAGTCCGAAGCCGCCTGCGCGGCCCAGGGCGCCCCGTGAGAGGTTCAGGGCACCGCCGAGCATGCCCGCACCGCCAGCGCCCCCAGCACCGCCCAGGAGCCCGCCACCGGCCCCTCCAGCCCCGCCGAGACGAAGGCCTGCCCCGAGACCGCGTGCGATGCCGTAGCCCGTCAGGCCGCTGCCAATGGCGCCTCCGAGCATCGAGCCGAATCCGCCGGAGTAGCCGAGGACGGAGTCCGCACCGGACACCTGGAGAATCTTCTGGAGCGCAGTGGAGAACGCGTCCAGCGCGGTCGTAGCGTCCTTGAGGCCGCTGGTGAAGGCGTCGTTGATATTGACGTCCTGGTTGCGCAGCGTCCCGGAGCGGGTCATGAGGTCGTTGGTCGTCGAGCCGCCGATCTTCCAGCTCTTGAGTTGGCTCAGTGCAGCGTTCTTGGCCTGCTGGGTCTTGCCGTTGTCGCGCTGGTTCGCAGTGCTGACGTACGCCTGCGCGGAACCGCCGTGGGTCTGCGCGAGGAGCATGCCACGCAACTCGCCCTTGACCAGCTCCAGGGTGTTGGGGTCCAGGCCCCACGAGTTCAGGGACTGGTTAAGGCGCGAGGTGGGGTCGTTCAGGGTCGCGGAGATCTGCTGCTCGGTCCTGATCGTCTTCAGTCCGGGCTGGAGGTTGTAGATCTGCTGGGCGATCTGGCGAGGGCTCTGCTTCTGCCCGTTCTGGATCGTCTGGATGCCGAAGGCACGCAGAGTGTTGTAGGTGCCAGGGTTCCATGCGGCAGCCGTTCCCAGGGCCCGCTGCGTCTGGGACATGTCCGGGTTGAGGTAACCGGACGTGCCCTTGGCGTAGTTCCACTGGGTGTTGAAGCCGCGGGTGCCCGGCGACAGGCCCTGTCCGGCCAGGATCGAGTAGGCCTGGCCAGCGTCGAGGGTGGACTGCGCGGTGAAGTTGTTCTTGAAGGCACTGTTACGCAACGACTGCCAGGACTGCGAGGAGTACTGGGCCGCCTGGTAGGCGGTCGTCTGTATGGCGACCTGATCGGCCAGCTTCCCCTGGCCCCAGGAGACGAAGCCTTGTACGCCGCCCTTGAGGGTGTAGCCGCCGTTGTTCGCTCCCCCGCCGCCCATCGGGCCGGATCCGCCGGGCGTCGGCCCTCGGCCGCCGTTGCCTGCGTAACGAGCCGCGTTGCTGGAGCCGTTCCACGTGTCGTAGACCAGCAGGCCGCGCGCTCGCGCGGCGTTGGAGACGGTCTGGTTGTAGGTGCTCGGGCCGTAGGGCTGGCCACCCACGTTGCCCCAGACACCTCCAGCGAATCCGGAGGCGCCAGCGCCTATCGTCTTCAGTTTCTGCGATGCCTCGGAAAGCCCCTTGTTCAGGGTCTCCACATTGCGCGCGAGGGCAGAGATCGCGTCCTGAGCCTTGTTCCAGCCCAGGAGCGGCCCCTGCCCCGCCACATTACTCTCAGCCATTTTCCGCCTCAGCTACTCTCCTATTACGTTGCGCCCTGAACCACTTCACCCAGTGGACGCGCTCGCGTACGGACAACCGGCGTATATCGCTGAGGCTCCATGCCGGACTGAGTTCGACTAGTTGTTCGTATTCAAAGTACGTGTCTCTGTAGTTACAGGCCCTGAAACAGATCCCCCGCCGAAATGAAGAGGGGGACCTCCTTCCCGCACGCTTCGTGCGTGAACTTGATGTCATTGTACTGAGGGCCCGGCTGCCTTTCCTCAATCGCGTCGAGGATGGTCTTTCGGTCGACGATGCCGAGAGCGCGGGCGAATTCCGTGTTCTGGGTGACGGCATTCTCGGTGCCGTCGGCCTCGACGATGGAAATGACGCAGCGGGAGAGAAGGAGGGTGTTCTGCTCGGACTCGTTGGCGCGTTCGGCGATGGCGAGAATCGCCTCCTGGTCGGAGCCCACAGGCAGGCGGACGAAGGCCTTTCGGCCGCGCCGCAGCGATACCTCGAAGACACGCTGGGAGGGGTCATCCAGGGTTCGGATGGGGATCTCGTCCAGGGTGACGGACAGTCGGAACTCCTCACCGCAGAAGGGGCAGGAGAACTGGTCCCACACGATCTCGTCGCCGTAGGTGGCGCGGCGGATCTCCAGCAGCAGCATGTCGCGGTCGCCGAGCAGCAGGTTGCTGAGCACCGCGGGGTCGGCGTTGCTGTCACCTACGGACACGGTGCCGCACTGGAGAAGTGCCGTGACGAACTTACCGATGCCGCTGTTGCGGGCCTTGGTGATGATCTCCTCGTCCGCGCCGGTCAGCTCACGGACCTCGGCGTCGTAGCGGACGGAGGCGTAGTCGCCTGCCAGGACATAGCCTCCCGGCAGGCGGAACGAACCACCCGCCGGGAGGACAATCTCCGGCTTGGCGACCTCTGATCCCTGGACGGCGCTGAGTACCGCGGCAATCGCTGCGTTGGCCTCTCCGGGATTCGCCAGGGGGTTGCTGTACCCCTCGGTATGAAGGTCGTTGGCCACTGGTATTGCTCCTAGTTGAGTTTCGGAATTCCTCCAGGTCAGAACTTAACGGAAGAAGAGCCCACGCTGTTAGCCAGCTTGAACTCGAAACCTTCATGCGCCAAGGTCATCTGCTGGACGACGATCGCGTTGGCGCCCGCGTCGAGGTCGGAGAAGGCAACCGCCGTGGGCCACGCGTTGTAGACGCGGAATGCGGCCTTGGCGGGAGCGTTTCCGGAGGTGACCGGGTGGTCGAGGACGGAGATGTCGACGATGGTCCGGAATTCGGCGCCCGCCTTTCCGGTACCGGTGCCCTGGATGACAGTGAAGAGCTGCCGCATCCAGGCCATCATCTGGCTGTCGCCGACAGCGAGACCCTTGGAAAGGGTAATTGGGGCGAAGTCGGACTGTCCGGGCATCTTCTGAGTTGTCGTGTTCATTCCACCTTCACGGTACGGAATGACCTCAGTCGTGACGTTCAATCCCGAAACGGACATGAAGCCCATGCGGGCGAAGCCCTTGATCGTCGGATGCTGCACCTGCACCTGGAACTTGAAGTTGCGCAGGGGGTCCGTGGCGATGTGGCCGACGGACGGCGAAACGGTTGCCATCAGTTACCTCTCAGATCAGGCAGTGGTCGTGACTTCAGTGGCGGAGGACCCACCGCTGAACTGGCCGATGTTGACCACGATGAACTCCGCCGGGGTCTGGAGCGCGACGCCGACCGTCACGTTGACAGCGCCATTCGCCACGGTGGTCGGGGTGTTGTTGGTCGCGTCGCAGGTGACGAAGAAGGCCTGCTCCGGGGTGGTACCGGCCAGCACGCCCGTCTGCATCAGGGTCAGTAGGTACTGCGAGATGACCGCGCTGACCTGGTCCCAGAGGATCTGGTCGTTGGGCTCGAACACCGCGAAGCGGGTCGCGTCGACCAGGCCCTTCTTGATCAGCATCAGCGACCGCCGGACACTGACGTACCGGTCCGGCATGCCGACGCTGAGGGTCCGCGCACCGTAGATCACGAAGCCGGTACCGGGCAGGCTCTTCAGCACGTTGATGCCTGCGACGTTGAGCGCGTCCTGGTCGGCCGAGGAGAAACGGAACTGCGTGTCCAGCACGCCGCGCAGGATGGTGTCGATACCGGCCGGGGGCTTCTGCACGCCCCGGCTCGCGTCGGTACGCGTGTACTGGCCGACCACCGCGCCGCCAGGAGGCAGCAGCCGGGCCGAGCCATTGGCGCTCGTGGCCGGATCGTTCGTGATCAGCCACGGGCCATAGATCGCGGCGTACGAGGTGTCGTTGATGGCCGAGCCGCCCGTGGACATGGCCTGAAGGGCCAGGGCGTAGGAGTGCGCGGTGTCCGCGGACGTGGCCTTGACGCCGTCGATGACGAGGAAGACGCTGCCCAGGCCCTCGGCCCAGGCGATGATCGGGTTGAGGGTGGTCGCGTCAGTGACGCCCGGCAGGTTGAGCACCAGGTTTTGATCGATGACTTCCAGCGTCTGAGTGGCCGCCACCAGGTCCACAGTCCCGGTACCGTCCGCGCCGCTCGCCAGGGGGGTACCCGTCTGCGGGGCCGGGGAGTGCGTGACCGCCCACGGGGTGTTCAGCAGCGACTGCACCTTGATGTACTCGGACCCGGTGACCGGGGAGTTGATCAGCGCCTGAGCGTTGCGGGAGTCGGCGGGGTCCAGGGAGACGTCGTTGAACCTCTCCTTGAGGAACGCAGGGGTGGAACCGCCGACGTAGACCACGAGGTCGAACCGGCCGGAGCCGGATGCGCCCGTGACGATGTCCACGTAGATGTTGTTGCCCCACGTGCCGGGCGAGATCGCGGAGATCTTCAGGGTGGCCGCCGGGGTGCCCTCAGTGTCCAGCAGCGTGACGTTGGCCGCGACCGCGTCGGATGCGACGGCGCGCTGAATGTAGGCAGCATTCCCGCCGTTGTTGAAGTAGCTGTATACGGCAAACGGGAGCAGGTCGGAGTTGTTGCCGAAGCCTCCGTAGACGGACACGAACTGCTGGAAAGAAGAGACCAGGGTCGGGACGACGGGACCGCCCGCCTTGTTGGTGCCGACGAAAGCCGCGACCGACTGGCCCGGGGTGGACACCGCCTGCGCGATCGGCGTCAGCGTCTCATTGATGTAAACGCCTGGGCGCTTGTAGACAGTCATCAATTTCTCCTGGATAAGGGGGATGCCTCCTGGGGATCCGAATTAGTAGTCCGAATCAGGGTGCGGTTACGTG